AGCAAAATCATTTGGATCCAATGTTCTGTAACAATCAATGATTAGATAATCATTTACATTGACACTGCCCCAGTCAATGTCAAGATACAATCTATCCATTCTTTGGTTAAAACGAATTTGCTTTTGAGTTGTCAAAAGAAAATCCATATCTTCAAGATAAGTTTTGACCATAGCATAAGTCAAAAGTTCTGTTGATCCCCAATAATAGATATCATTCAAAAATAATTGATATTTCACACTAAACATATTATTGGTAACAGTGTTAGTTCCGTCAAAGTGAAGAACTTTTGTGACACCAATAACTGAGGGTGGTACTTGTAAGTAATTGCTATTCTCTTTATAGTCAAATGTTACTGTAGATCCATTTATGGTTGTTGATGCTGTTGATGTGACTATTCCAGCACTTGGATTATTGCCATTTGGAGCTCTTCCCCTATCAATATCGTCCTGTGTGATTTGATATTTTAAATACATCTGAGAGACGCCATCAAAATGCCTCTCTTGAAAAAATTGTATTGCATCATCTACCAGATCATCTATCTGTTCATCTGCAACATTAATTTCTAAAACTGGCGCACCCAGTTTTCTCTTGCAGTAATCTATTAGTTCTTGTCTAGAAGAAGGTTGCGCCATTTATTTAATACCTCTTGAAATTATTTATGATTTGGTTGTGATAGTAAGTCTGACAATACTTCTTGCTGTTTCATGTATAACTTCATGTAAGATTTACTTATATTTTTCAATTCTTCCACATCATCTATAGAATCTATTTCTATACACGCTTTAGTATATTCAAAATTCTTAGATAAATCATTTAATTTTATAGAATCAGGATCCATTTGATAATCTCCTAAGTAACATTTTTATCTCATTCAAATCATCTTTGACTTCGCTGATCTGATTCTCCAGATTTTCAATTCTTTGTTTTTCATTTGTTGCTGAGTTTTTTCTCGCAAGATATGCATTATATTCTTGCTCATTTGTGTTAATAATGGCGTTTGTCCTCATATCGCGGGCGAGATTTCTCTCGCCCTCTACAGGTATTAAGTTCATCTTATGCTAAAGCAATAGCTCTCAAATCTTGGATAATTGGTGGATATGCCTGATTTGTTGAAGCGAGAATCAATTTAACTCTAAAGATTTTAAAGTTAGGTAGATTATCATCAGAAAACTCATACTCAACAAAAGAATTTGGAGTTGGCAAGAATTCATATGATGAATTCTTAGGAGTCAATGTATCTGGAAGTCCACTACTTGCAGCTGGATTTATTTTTCTACCTACAGAATCTATATTTCCATATCCTGGGAAAGGAACAAAAATAGGATCTTCATTTACATCATTTTGAATTGAGTAGAATGCTCTAATATCATTAGATTCGTGAATTGAACCAGATACTAGTAGTTTTATTGCAGTTGCTGGATTCTTGAGAGATATTGGATTTGAAATGTAGATACACGAGTTTGGATCATCATAATAAGTGTTAACTCTCGAATCTGTAGTGTAATCTGATACTGGATTATTAATCCTATTAGTTGTAAAGATAACGCTTGTTTTGTTCAAGTCTATGCATGGAGATACTTTAGAATTGGAAGATACCAAGTTAATATTCATCGTAAATGACTTGTTTCCTGGTAGAGAAGTTAGTCTAGAATCTTCATTTACCTTTGAAGCGACTACACGAGGAGAATCAAAGTATGCCGATTGGTTTACAAGTGAAATTGACTGGAATCCCATATCCTCATATGGAGATTCATTTCCATCAATACTTTGTCCAGAGACAGTTCTTACTGCTGCTGAAGTTGCAGTGAACTTGGGAGAAATAACTCCAAAATTAGGTGTGATTAAATCGAATGCAACATTATATGTTGCATTTACCTCTTTCTCACCAAATTTACCATTTTGAGTAAAGAATAGTTTTGGAAGACCAGAACCAGTTTGTCTATCTGTAGTATTTGTTCCAGAAGACATATCTACTTTTATATTGTAGTAATCTAGACCTATTGAATCAGTAACTGTAGCATCACTTAATGTATGTGTCTTATTGATTCTCAGCAGAGAAACACCATTTAATTCGTACTTATAAACTAGGTCTCCAGCACTGTATGAGAAAGCCTTGGTTCCATCAATTTCTCTAGTTATTCCTGTTAATGAATTTCCAGATACTCCGGTGTATTTGATGATCTCATTTGAAATAAGAGCATAACCAGGATTCGTGCTCCCAACACTAACTCCTTCAAATGTTGAGAAGTTTGTTGAACTTGATAGAACGATATCTGATGTTGATGATGAAGAATAGTCAGTAGCAAGTGTTGTTGGAGTTACACTTGACTTTGCTCCAGTTATCACAACCTGGTTTACATCAGAATGCATACCATGATTTCTGTGAAGAACTTTTGCATGTAAACCATCAAATACAATTTCCTCTGGTGAGGATAATGTGACATTTCCACCAAATCCTCCATTTAGATTTGTTGTTATTCCAGAATTATTGACATATTGGATAGTATAACCAGCACCAACAACAAATTCTCCTTGAACATCCGTTACAATAAGTTCATTTACGCCATCAAGTTCTGAAACACTCAATCTTAGGTTTCTTCCTACTGAAGATATGCCAATTGATGATACTGTTAGTACATCACCAACAGAATATCCAGTTCCTCCATTTAGAATGGTTGCAGCTATTGCAACACCATTGTTTATAGTGATATTCGCAGTTGCATTTCTTCCTGAACTCTCTATGTTGGTTAATGTTAGATTATTAAAGGTTTGAGAACCACTTGAAGGAGTATATCCGATACCACTATTAATAATTGTCAGATCTCCCTTCGCCGTTCCAGCCGTTCCAACAAGATTTCCTTGAGCACCGGAAGTCAACTGAAGAATTGTATTTCCGCTAGTGAGATCTGTATCTCTTACAGTAGTTCCAATTCCAATTCTAACCGTTTTTGAATCAATATCGAAAGGATCTGATGTTAATCTGGATACATCTGTTGGTAGAGAAGGATTGAAGAATAGTACTGAACCACTTTCTACGAAATCAGCTCTGTATAGTTTGAACTTGAGGTCTTCGTACTGACTTGGATCCCATGTCGAAGCATTTTGAGATTTGAATAGTGATCCGAGCAATGGTTGGGTTGAAACTAAAACTTGAGTACTTTGATTATTTAAAGTTTGTACATCAAATTCACCAAGTCTAGAAATCCAAACTGTATATTCTGTCGAATCTGAGAGAAGAACTAATGCATATTCCTTTTGAGATTCGAGGTAAACAGGTGCTTCAAATTCAATTGTTGTAGCTACTGATGCATCTTCAGATGTTTGAATCTGATCTGGATAAACAGTGACATCAGTAAATGGTACTATCTTCTTAGTGGGAACTCCTAGGTTAACTTCACTGATATAAAATTCAACTGGAAGAGTTGTATCTTTAGTTCTAAAGAACACATCAACTTTAGTTACGAAAACTCCAGTCGCATCGCTAACTAGGAAAGACTGTGCAAGAGGATCTCTGTATCCAGTGCTTGTTGATGTATTGGCACTTACAACTTCACTACTCGTAATATTAAAAGATGTTGTGCTTGATGCCCTTGCCGTATCAGAATCGGAGGTTGAAGATGTTAAAATTCTAGTTTGTGTAAAATCTTCAAAACTTGTTCTTGCATTTCTTAGTGATAATGTAACTTCCTGAGTATTATCAATATCACCTTGAGAATAGAAGATTTCTTCTGCAACTGTTGTAACAACTCCAGAAATTTTTGAATTTGATGAACTACTTGTCAATCTAAATACAGACCTACCTGTTTCAAAGATTGGATTTCCGGATATACTTCCATTTGGAACAAAGAATGATCCAATTAGAACACCTTGATAATCTGTGATTAATCTATTTTCAGTGACCGTAGCTTGAGCACCACTGGTTTGACCTCTCAAAATCATTCCAGGCTTAATATTTCCAAAATACTGTGGTTGAGTATCATTCTGTAAACTAAAGGTGTCAATATTCAGAATGTTACTTGTGGATGAATAAATTGGAGGTACTGTATTATTTCTATCGTATGGATTATTAGAATAAACAACTGTTGGTGAATTATATGGACCATACTTGTGGTTTGAAACCGCAACTCTGAATCTAATGGATGTTGAAGAACTTACATCTGACCTATCTTCAAGTGAAGTTCTCTGAGAAACTGGCATTATACCAATTACATCCTCGCCCACTTGGAAAGTTCCAGATACCATGGAAACTTCTAGTAGTTTTGGAACACAGTACTCATTAACATCAACATCATCAAAGAATGCAAATACTTGTGTATTTGGCTTTAATCTAGAAGCATTAAATTCTATATTTCTAGAACGCTGGAATGTAATAATGTCACGACTTACTATTCTATCGCCAAGAGATTCTGTATCTATTTGTTCACGAACAGTTCTTCTCTCTCCAGTTCTTTGTTGATCTAAATTGGTAGTTAAGCTTACAGAACCTGAAATTTCAAGATCGGTTCTTTGAGTTACTGTTGTTGTTCTATCTCTAGTTGTCAAACTTGTTGTTGTTGTTTCCGTAGGAATTCCTCTATTATTTTGGAATCCTCCAGTATCTCTAGTTGTGCTAGAACTTGTTGTTCTTTGATTTGAGAAGTTTGTATTAGTAGACGAAGATGTATTCAATGATGCATCTAAATCTAATCTAATATCCTGTCTTATACCCGTAGTTTCCCAAGATTGCCATATTATTGGACTAATTCCCAAACGAGAACCATCAGCAGTTGTTGTAACTTCTGCTCTCATTGCTTCAGCGACACCTAGGAAACTACCTTCCATCTGAACATCTCTGAGTTCCAAACGATTTACATCAATCCATACATCCGTATCTGGTTCTAATTTGATACTTCCAGTCCATAACTGAACTAAGAATGGAGTTACATTTTCAACTCTTGTTGCATATGGCTGCTCTAACCAAGAAACATCATCATAGTCAAGTGTTATGACACTGCCAGATTTTTTAATGTTTGTGCCTACAATGTCATTAATAAATCTTTGATCTTGATTTTGTATGCTAGTCGAAGCTAAACCGACGATAGAACTTGAACCAACTTCAAGAGATAGTTGTGTGGTGTAGTGCGAAGGTCTCAACTGACCATTTTGCAAATCAACACTATTCTTAACACCTACCTTATTGTCTTGAGTCCCTGCAGAAGAGAAATTATCGATGAAGAATCCAGACTTAAATCTATTCTGACCATTTGCATCAGAGATAAACAAGTTGGAGGTGTTATTTTCTAGAAGTGACAGTGAAGTATAATACTCAAGATTTTTAATTCTATTCTCAAGTCTGAAGATATCATTCATCTGATATCTCTTGTGCTCAACATAATCTATTTTAATATTTTTGGTGTCATAAACATATGGTGGAATTGCAATATTTGCAACATTCAATGCACCAGAAACTTCCTCTGGAATTTGTGGAGTATCTGATGGGGCCCCATATTTTACTTGGAATACACCATCTTTTGTTAGATAAATTCTATCTATTCTAGGCAAATAATAATTGAAAGATAGAGTTTCTGATTCATCGGACGCAAAAACATACTTTGAACTATGATTTCCATTAGCAAAACTTCTACCATCAAATTCAAAAGGAGATCTTGCACCCTCAACTACTGTAAAGTTGTTAACTCTTGGTCTTACATCAATAACATCAGTATTTCTAAATCCATTGACAGATCCAATCTCAGTTCCATAATTAAAAGATTCATAAGAATTTGCGACAGTAATATCGCCATTATCGGATGAATCATAGTATCCATATGAGAAAACTACTTTTAATTTTCTTGTAGGTTCTTTTTTATTTGGCAGTCTTCTTATATTTGAATAATCGTAATGGGTGAGTTTTTGTCCTTTGTCTAATACGAAGTTATTTGAAATATTTTTACTTCCTAGAGATATTAAAGAAACAATACCATTCACTCCAGATTCTTTAAAACTAATAACCTCACCTTCTTGGAATGTTGAAGAGTTTAGATATATGAAAGAAATCTGTCCACTATCAACTCTTTCAGCGTATAAACCTTTAGCTCCAGATACTGCTCCTGTAAAAGTTTCTCCAACAATAAGATCATCAGTTTTGGATGTTGGCCCATCCATAGAACCTACGGTTATTTTTGATAAAGTTGGATCCGAAATATCACTTGATTCAAAAATTCCATAAACATCAACTACATCAGGAACATTTAAACAAATTCTTTCATCTTGAACTCTTGTTCCGAATGGATAGTTTCCATATGATAATCCATCGTTGGAAGTTGTAGATCCAATACCAGAATAATCATACTTGGACTTGTCCACTATTAGTGTACTTATTCTTTGTTTTCTCTTAGATTTTGCAGTTACATTTGACTTTCTAAGAGTAGCTATTAATCTACCTGTAGTATTTGATCCAAGTCCATTAATTGTTAGTTGATTTGCACCAGAATTAAATTGGAATTTATCTGGAGTTAGAATTTCTGTGCTACCATCAGATCGTGTTAAGACATACCTTTCTTCATCGAAAGGTAAGAATACTTCATCAGTGCCAGATTGAATAGTATTGGTCGAATTATCAGTAATTGTTACATCATATTGCTTTCTTATGATAATAGTAGATCCACTCAAATCTACCGATTCTACATTAACTTTTGGTAGAGGTTCAAATAAACTTGACTCTATAACATTATTTGATTTTTGTAAGTAAGAATTTACTAATGTAAAATCATTAACTGTTACTTGTGATTGTGGAAGTTGTCCATCACAAACTCCAGTTACTGTAGTCAATCCAGATACTACTATAGAGTTAGTAAAAACCTGATCGATCTTAGCAAAAGATTTTACAGAAAATTCTGGTCTTGTATATTGTACAATATTTCCAGTGGTTACAATTCCTGGGAATGAAACAAGTGGACTGGTAACAGTGGAAATTCCACCAGATTCTGCAGTAATTGTTACATTGCCAATGACTGTAGATGGAGTTTGAATTACATCGGAATTAAATGTATTTCCTGTTCCAACAATTCCATAAAGTGATTTTACATCAGAAATACTATAATCAGTATATCCAGTGCTTACTCTTGTTTCGGTGGTTCCATCAAAAATTAACTTTTCGCCATTAATAAAGTTTCCTGAAATTTGATATACTGTTAATGCAATTCCGGAACTAACTGCATTTTTGAGGAAAGCAGTTGCTCCACTTGAGTTTCCTTTGATGTATGTTGGGATAGTTAGAGTGATTGGTTCATTAATTGTCAAATCGCCATATGTTTGAACATCAAATAGTGAAATATCCCAACGATTAAGTGCCTGGTTATCAAATTCATAAGATCCAGATTCTAAAGCAAAATCATAAACTCTAGCAATACCAACTTCTTTTCCTGCAGGAGAAGTTGAATTAATACCAATTCTAGAATCTCTTAAACTTATGGTAGTCGATGTATTGATTCCAAGTGAAGGAGATCCGTGAACATTATTAACAACTAGTGTCGATCCAAAATTAAAATTAACTGCTTGATTCTCAATAGTTCTAGTTGATCTTGTTTTTGGAACATCCAAAAATGCTGGTGCTAAAGTTTCTACTTCATAACCACGAATATATGCCTTTCCTGGGGATATCTTATACACCATCAAATCTTCTGATGGTGTTAGACCACTAGAGGTTAGTTGATTCTCTCTATAAATACCATCATTTCCTTCACCATCATTTAAACTTTCTCTGACATAAAGATTAAATGCCTTAATGTAATAATCTCCAGATTCGTCAAATGTTCTTCTTGCAAGTTCATTTGATAATAGATTGTAATCAGTATTATTGTTTATCTTTACGAGAATTCCATTTTCAACTCTTGCAAGTTCTACAAATCCTGGACTATCATAAAGATCTACTGGTTTTTTAGCTAGCGATGCCGTTATTTTTAATCTGTCCGCGCCTGGAGCTGCATAGTTATTAAAACCATTTGCATTATCATTTAGATATGGATCTACATCTGCGGATATAACTTCTTCTACTACATCCAATCCAACTCTGTAACTTGGATTTGTTGAATATTGATCTAAAAGTAAAATCTCATCTTTTACATCTACAAAATATCCTCTTAAGAAATAAACACCGGCACTCAAAGCAAAAGCAGTTCCTCTGCCTGTTGCATTTGATGCAATGGTTCTAGCAAAACCTTCGTTAGCTGCAATAAAAGTGGAACCAAAAGAAATTGGTTCCTCAGAAACTAAATTTTCTCCATCATTAAACTGAGAATTTGTGAAATTATTTGAATCTGAATCGATCAAGTCAACATATAAGGTATAAGTTCCTCTTTCAGATTCTGTCTTGCTCAGTACCTTCTTAACTATCCCAACAACCCCAGATACTTCCCCTCTTACTCTCTTCCCAACTAATTCGTTGATATAAAGTTCGATTGGAATTCCTAAGAAGTTGTCTTCTAGTTGAACATAGTAAAATGGATTTATATAGGAAAGGGATCCCGGAATAACCTTTGCACCTTCTTTAAAGAAGTGAGTACCAAACTGCTCTACTTGGTTCTGTAATATTGACTGGAGAGTTGTTAGTTCTCTTGCTTGAACTGGAAATCCTGGTTTGAAAAGAACTTTATAGTAATTATTATCCCTACCACCAATTACTGGTTCATTGTAGTCATCGAAATATGGAGCTACATTGAGATTAGTTTCTTGAGACATAATTCCTTAGAATTGCAAAATGACTTTGATATCTTCTTTTTGGTTTGATGATCTAGTAATTGATGGTCTATTATCAATATAAATGATGTCACCAGAGTATTTTTGAACTTCTGGTTGCGAAACGCCCTTGACAAATTGTTGACCCAAATAGTAGGTCCTACTATTTATTATGGTACTGATACCAGGATTGCTAGAACTTCCAAAATTTGTTTGAATTGCAAGAGTTGCACTTCCGCCGATAATATTTAAAGATCCTCCGCTACCAATGTCTGCGGTAAATCTATGTAAAGTGAATCCATATGTTGGAGAAGAATTTTGTGTTCCATCAGTATTGAAACCAGCATGATATCTATCTTGCCAATATTTTAGAACACCCGTATTTTGATCGTAAGAAATAACTCTACCAAATGCAGTTGAACCTACTCCAATTGTTTGGGTAATTTGTGTATCTGCATTAAATACGACAGAACTATATCCAATTCCAGTTAACTTAAGCGCATAAACGGCACTTGCTTTATCCAAACTCATTATACTATTAGAGTTATAACTAAGAGGACTTTTTACAATTCCAACTCTTGCTATTTGATTTCCAGTTATAAAGTCAGGATTTTCTGTGTCATTTTCAATTCTTGAATATAAAAGAACATTATATGCTCCAAGTTCTCTATAAATGTCTGCTCCATGTCCACCTTGTGGTGGGATAATTATATCAAAGGTTGGGGATGTTGATCCAGTTGGAACGTTTCCGGCAACTAAATCTAAGGTTCCGAATGTATATCCAGATCCACCACTTGAAACTGTTACACTTTCTACTTTAGAATCATTATTAATAACGATAGTAGCTTCAGCTCCAGATCCATCACCCTTAATTGGAACTCTAGTGTAGGTTCTATTCGCAGTTCCTAGTCCAACTCCCCTATTAGTAATGGTAACAATTTTTAATTGTCCACTAGATGTAGCATTATTTCTTACTGCAGCATCTCTTGTGCTTGTTTCCCAGTCCTGTGGAACTGGCATATAATTTGTAGAGTCAAACTTTACAATATCACTTGGGCTAATTGTGTATAGATATTTCCAAATATAACCATCTCCACTTGTTCCAGCTTCTCTTGGTTCTAAATCTGTAAAAGTTGGTTCATCTAAAGAAGGTCTTCCAGATGGATTTTCTGGAGAAGTTCCATTTTGAAGGCAAATATAAACTCTATAGTCACTATTCAGAACATAATAATTTGCTGAATATAAGTCAAATGAATTTGATGGTTGAGAAGGATTATTTACACTAATATCATGACGATACATATCGTAAGTGATGCCAGAGGTCCAAGTTATTTTTCTTATAACTTGCCTAACATCACTTTTTGATATTTTTTTCAGTGCTATCATTGTATCCCAATAATCATTTTCCTGATTAAAATTATCAACAGGAGATGGTGGATTTGTATTCCAGTCAGAGTTATAGTCTGTGGCATTTGGCAATCCTACAAAGGAATAGTAAGAGTTACTAGTAGAAGCAACTCCTGCTATAAAATTCTTTGCATTTAATATACGAAGTTGATCAGTTATAATTGCAGCCATTTTGCAGAGTTTTTATTTATTTATTAAAGAAGTTTATGAAGTATAATTTGAATACTTTAAAGGAGATGTTCTGTTTATTAAAGTTGATGTAGTTATTCCACCAATTCCATTTAAAGTATATGAATCGAAAGGACCACTTTCTAATGGTTCTGAAACTATTATTTTACCCCAACTATAATTTCCATAATACGAAGTAGAAATGCTAAGTGAGAAAGAGTTGAATAAAGAAGTTATTCCACAATTTACATATACTCTTCGTGCAGTGGTTGTTCCTATTCCTGCAATTGACACTGAAATATCTTGTGTGGAAGAAACCTGATACACATTATCTATGAAATTAGTTCCTATTCCTATTATGTTACCAGAGGAATCAAATGAATTTATGGAAGTGGATGCATTTCCTACATTTGAATTATAGATTATAAAGAAATCACCTGTAGAAATTCCGCTTACTGTTATTGGCGAATTTACTATATTCGAATCTCTTAGGAAAGAATCTGTAGGAACAAATAAGTCAAAAGATGTTTCAGAATTTGTAGTTCCTATACCAACAATAATCCCGGAATCTCCAGAATACGAAGTAATATCAGAAATTTCATTTAGTAGTGTTGGAGGTTCAATAAGAATTTCCGGTGGGTTTGTCGAGGTATATCCTGTTCCGGGTCCAGTAACACTAATTGAATCAACAACACCCGAAGAAATAGATGATGTTGCAGTTGCTCTATATGAAACTGCTAATCCTATTGGATTTTGGATAGTTACTATAGGCGCACTGATATAACCATATCCACCATCATCAATTATTATAGATGAAATAGTTCCTGCAGAAGAAACAACTGCTGTGGCAGAAGCAGACACCAAGGAGTTTTGTGAAGTAAATGTAATCTGATTTTGGAAAGTAGTTATTGGACTTTCATTTTGTGGGTCAAAGAAAGGTTTAATATTGTCAACATATACTATTGTTGATCCAATACCAACAGAATTTGTTAAGTAAGATGAAGGATTAATCAATGGTTCATATTGAATCCTATCTTTTCCTACTACTTTTCCATCAATAATCCTATCAGATTTTTGTTTACACCACTTAACAGGTCTTAATAGAGTTTCATCTGTTGTAATTCCCGGTCCAGAGTATGGATTAGTATTAACAGAATCTGTAGTATTGATTCCAATAACTACTCTGCTTTCTTGCTGCAGACCTACTCCTTGGCCAAATGCAGGTTCATTATTGAGAGTTAATTCGTCACCAACTTTTACAGTTTCTAATACATCTCTAAAAACTACGTCAATGTCTCCACTACCTTTATAAAACAGTACTTTTACAACATCTCCAATCTTGGGAGGCTCACTAAATTCTAAGACACTACCACCGTCAAATAAATATGCCTCTCCAGGTTTTTGTAATATGTCATTTAGGAACACAAGGAGAGTTGCTTTTACATCAATAATAGATCCTCTTGCAGCTCTGATTGTTACTAGATTACCTCCTACTGATAGTGGAAATGTTCTTCTACTTCCATCAAAAAGATATTCAAAACTATCTAAGACTTGGAGTTCTCCTACAACCCATCCAGAGAAGTTATCCTTGTATGTCCTATCAACTGTTAGTTGGAACTCTGAGTATGTTTTGGTTATATCTGTTGGAATTCCACTATTTCCTCCAATAGAAACAGTGAGAATTTCTCCTTGACCGTAACCATAACCAGTATTCTTAATAGAAAAGTCAATAATACTGGATCCTTGTCCAACTACAATATCAACTTTTGCTTCAGAACCAGAACCTTGAACGGAGTTAGAACTATAAACTAGAGGAATGTCTGAATATGATAGCGGATCATCAAAAATAACAATTGGAGGATTTGTACTTGTATACCCAAATCCAGGATTAGTGATAGCAACTCCAATAATATGCCCATTGCTAACAGAAGCAGTTCCAATAAATTCTATATTTGGAGTTCCTACACTTTCTGTCTGAACACCAACATTGACAATGGTTTGAATACCAATTCTATAACCAGATCCACTATTTCCAATACTTATAGATGCAATTGTTCCCGCCGCAGACACAATTGCAGTTCCTCCTGCAGATATCAATGGTTGGAAACCAAATCCTTCTGTAGATCCAACGGAAATTATGACTCCTCCAACAGGAAGATTGGAGTTGTTTACATCATAACCAACAGAAGATGCAGTCCCAGTAAATCTTATACTGGAAATTCCAGAACTCTCAATCAATGTATAATCTTCAACTTCTGCTTGCTCTCCCTGTGGACCTTGGAAAATTCCATTGATCAATACTATAGCATTATTTGTAGAAAACCCTGCGATATTCTGGTTATCTGATGTTAATGTAAATGTATTTTCATAACCATTAAATGCATTTGATATATTATCAAAAATATAATTTGTAGAGTAAGTTTCTTGTGATGTATCTTTTTCTCCAGTTCTCAAGAAAGTTCTTCCTTGGAAAGTGGAGTGTGTTGTTACTCCAACCCAGTCTCTATCATTTGGTGGATTTGTCGTAGATCCTATTGGAGTTGATCCGTAAGGAGCCTCAACAAAATGAATTGTATTATCAATGATGTTATAATTTCCTTCAACTTTTCTTATAAGATCGCCTGAAGAATGTGTAGATAATCCAGTTCCCATCCAAGGTCTATCTACAAGAACTACATTTGTACTTCCGAGACCAACAGTGTTAATCTTCATTATTTCTTCATTGATTTCTATTAAATCGCCTCCAAAGAAAGATGTTATTCCTGCAAAAGTAATTCTAGTATCAAAAATGGAAATATCTTTTTCTAAGGTAGTGGTAACAGATGTTCCTACTATTGGAGATTGGAAGTAATTATCAATTGCAATAATATTTTTTGTATTTTGATTTTTGGATGTGAATGAATGAGTTGATCCTATGCCGACAGAAGTTATGGTTAAAGTTACTGGAGATGTTTTTAGTGCTTCTTCGGCAGTTGCAGATAATCCAACTTCACTTTCATTTAATTTTACAATATAGACAGTTGATGGTAGTTTATTTGTAATTCCTATACCGGCAATTGTAGTAGATGCAATTCCAATAGATTCAGAACTTCCAGTTCCAACATGTGCATAAGTTACTTCTTCCCCACTTACAAAATAATGATCAGGTATTCTAATTGTACTTGTAGATGTATTTACTACATTGGAATCACTACCATCAAAGTAACGCTGGAAAATTGGAATTTGATTATGAGTTAAATCAAAACTCTTTCTAACAGATTTTTCAGTACCTTCATATGTTCCAAATTCTGTAACTATTTCTGCATTAGTTAAATTTATGGTTTTACTTTCTTGTTTTGAGATGTTTTCTTTTGGCAGTCCTAAAGCATTTTGGAAAACTCTAACTTCAACATCAATATCAGATTCTGGTGTAAATGTTATTTGTGTTCCGTTTGTAGTTACTCTAGCCCCAATTACTCCCAAATTTCCGTTCGTTTGTAAAATTGCATATTCAGTAATTGATGCATTTATTCCATCATCTACCACAATAACCTCAGACATTTGATATCTTTGATTTGTTGTATCTTCAACACTGACAATATAGTATGAACAAGAGTTAGTGTTCGGATACTCAGTGATTGTTGTTTCTACTGGTGATGGTGATGCAGCAATAATTGCAATTCCGGAACTAATATAAGCGGTATTTAATTCTTCTGTTCCTATCCCCACAGATGCAGACACAGAACTTGCAATAGAAATATTTAAAGTATTGATATTAACATCTACTAAGAATGTAGAATTTGGTTTAAAATCTATTTTTAAATTAGATCCATCAAAATACGGAATGTAAGTACCAATACCAGATGAAGATTCTGGTTCAAAAGAATCAGAAGTTAGTTGTCCATATTCTAATAAATCTATATTTGTTCCATCATGAATTACATTAATTTCATCAAATTCGTAGTATGAACCATCTTCTTTTTCAATCTCTACTAAAATTTTAGATGATCTATAAGTATTTGCAATAGATACAATAGGAACCGAAGAACTAGTTCCGCTCGGTAAAGTTGCTTGACTGGAACTTATGTTTACAACATCACCTAAAGAACTTTGACCAACACCAATTACATTTCCCTTCAAATCATGAGAAACGCAAGTAACATCATAGTCATTTACGGTGTATTTTGTTGGGTAGAAATCTAGTTGCCCTAGATCTTCAAAAATACTAAAATCAAAAGATCCCAAATCCAAGTATGTATCCACTCTTCCATACTGATTTAAATATCCATACAATCCATTGTGAAGTAAAGATACTATCAAAATCTGTCTTTCTTGAGTAAATCTCTTGTCACGAACAAAAGTAAAATATTTTTTAGTTCTAGCCGAGTCTAACTTAAATTGATCAATCGTACTAAATCTGGTAGGTCTTGGTGTATTATTAAATTGATCGCTAATATCATCTATCACAAGAACTCTATTTCCAATAGATTCAAAGTAATCTGTTAGAATTCTATTTTCAAATAAAATTTCATTAGAAATTAATCCAGATCTTAATCTATAAGAACTTTCTGAAGCTAAGTCAAATGTATTTACGCAACTTAAGTCAATATCACCAATTATGTCCACAATCGCATCTGTTGTTGACTCTATAGGAAATACTCTTTCGAAAATTTGTTCATCTTCTTGAGATTCTATAACCAAATCGGAAAATTTTAAGAATCCTGTTGTATGATTGAGAGAACTTACTGAATCGCTCCATGTCTCAAAAGGAACTCTAGATTTAAGTGAATATGAGAAATACTGATAGTAGTTATTGTCTGCAATTCTTTGGACATTGTTATTTAAAATTCCAGTATCATATTGCCATCCTTTGGTAACACTTGAATCTGGACCAAGTTTTGCATATGAATCAAAATCAACCTTTTTCTTAATTAGTCCCCTAGTGTTTGAAGATTCTCCATTTAAGATATCTCCTACTCTGAATTCTGCATTTGTAGATACTTTTAAATATTCAATTTTGTTATTCCAACTTTCAACTATACCATTTTTGGATTCGGAAAATACTGTCTCACCAATTAAGAAATCATTTTTCTTAAGCTTAATGTCGAAAATTGGAAAGTATTTCTCGGGAATAATTCTACCAAAAGAATTTGTAGAATCAAAAATGCCAGGAAATTCATTTGGAAGTAAATACTCTGAAATATTGTATGTAATGGAACCAGTATTTCCTCCAAGAGCAGGATTTGTTGAAATAATTTCGAAAAGTTGATATGAATATTCCGAAGAATTGAATCCTCTTGCAGTAGATCCAATACCTACGCTTGTATTTTCAATTAGAATTTTATCCCCAATGTTAAATGGAAACTCATCACTAAAACCTGTGTTGAATCCTACTGTTACATCTTTAGTTGTTGAATTGTATGAAATATTACTGATACTAATTCCATTCGAATTATTTACTGGAACAATTCTAGGAGTAGTATTAAACATTCCATAAGTATTCTTGACTATTTTGACAATGTTCGATCCTATTTCATAACGAAGATCGACATCATCGACAACTTTATTTGTATAACCATCTATAACTACTAGTCCTGGTGGAGTTAAGTAATTTTTTCCTCCAGAAGATACTCCAATACTTTGGAATGATGTTAAAGGTTCAATTTGCAGAATTTCTGGTAGATTGAGTGAAGGATTTAAAGTTAAATCAGTTGGATAATCAAATCCAATATCTTCGATTTCAGTTTTTACTATTTTTCCAATTGATTGACTATTTACTTCAAAAATTGCTCCGGAACCATACGAAGAAATTACAGTGCTAATGCCTGGGGTAAATTCATAATTACTACCTCCACTTAAAATTGAAACTTTGGAAATAGGACCATAAGCATTTGGTGAATTGGTAGTATAGTAAAGATCAGATGTGACTTTAGTATAAAAATCTTCTTCTGGATATTCCTTCAAATTAAAATTAAAAGTATTTGTAGTTCCAACTCCGACTACTCTTTGAACCCCAGAATACTTACTATTAACTAAGTTAATCTGATTGTAATTATATACTTCAGTATCTTCTACTATTTGTTTCTTTATTTCATCTATATAATCTACATTTGTATTTTCCAACTTGTAATAAAAAACATTTGGAAAATATTCATTTAATAAGATAGAAACACTTGCTGACGTATCTATTCCAACTCTTCCACTTTGAACGATCTCGAAATTATTTGTCGTTCCTGTAGCTTTAAATGGATATTTAAATTCAGAATCTAAATAAAAATTGAGTTCAAATGCAGAATAGTTTGTTGATCCACTCAAAGATGACAATGATGTATCTGAAAGATCAAATTTGATAGTCTTATTTTTGTATATATTAATTTGTGGATTTATTGGTGATATTGTTCCTGAAGAAGTGCTTGTAATATCAATATAATTTGGAATATTTAAATTTAAATCATATTTTGTTTCGCACAATCTAATTTTATCCTTGGTGTAGTATAAAACATAGTAGATAGATTCATTTAAAAGACCTCCGGATGGTGATGGGGAAGTATAAATGATCTTATCTCCCGTTTTAAGACCATGATTTTGTATAAAAATTGTATCATCTACAATATTTACATCACCAGAAGTGAAAGATTTTGAGTCAATTATCACCCTTCGGTTATTATCGTTGTACTTGACAACAATAACTTCTTCATCTTTTGGAGTGGAGACAAAATCAATCAAATCCCCCTCTAAAAGTCCATGAGTTGAAGCTGTAGCAACTGTTATAATATTTTTCGAAACTTCACCTATAATAGAATTTCTTTTAGTTTTAAAACTATGGTAAGATCCTGTGCCAAAATTATCAAAGAACAACAGACCTCCAAAAACAGTAGATCCAATACCAACAAATGTTCCTTCAGATCCTAATCCTATTTTGAGTGTAGAAATTCCAATAAAATCATTTGAAACATTAGCAACATATAAATCTTGAGATTGTGGAAGTGCAAAATATGAAGATCCATCAAAGGCTAAAATTTCCGATCCTCCATTCGTAGAATAAGTTAATTTTTCACCTGTTCTTAATTGGTGATTTGGTAGATAAATCGACCTTGCAGGAATAAAGATTTGGGTATCTCCAATACCCGGAGATGAAAATACTACAGTTGTTCCAACCCCAACTGCTGTTGTTAAACCTATCCCAATAGATTCTTTTGGTTCAAAGTAAATTTCTCTATTCACATCATAACTATAATCTGTTTTGAATCCTGTGTTTATTCTAAACTTGCGAGGATCTTCAAAAAGAACAGTAGATGCAGTATATGCAGAACTTACAGTAGAATCATACTCTCTTAAAACTCTAATCCTTCTAGACTTTGTATCTACATTTAAAACTTTTATCTTTTCTTGAGTTCCTATACCAAGAATATCATTTTCTCTGATATATGGAAAATCTAAAAGTCCAGAGACATAGAAATAAGTTGTCAATCCTGTTACACCTATAGTTTGAATTCCTAGATTCGTGATAAAACTATCAGTTCTAATTCCCAGAGTATAAGATCCTTCAATATTTGAGAAATATGTGTTAAATCCAGAAATATTTACAGTTTCTAAATTTTTAAGACCGTGAGGCAAAGTTGTAAATCCAATGATTTCTCCAATCCCTGGAGAAGTTGTAAATTCGACAGGAGAGAATGAAGTTGTTGATGCACTTACATTTGTTACATCTTTTCCAAATACTCTTTCTACCTTAGATAAGGCATTTGAACCTCCTGTTTCAGAATTTTCAAAAACTAAAACATCATTTACTCTATAGTCTGATCCTCCAGTCAAGATGCCAATGGATTCTACAGACCCAAGAGAAGCAAAATTTACATTTATAGTCTGATTTCTTACTTTATCTGGATCAAAAATATAATCATAAGAACTGTTTGAGGATGTTAACTTATAATTTATAGTATTTCTAAACCAATTAGAATTATTCAAGTCATATTCATCTTGATTTGACTGCTTTTTGAAATTAAATTCATTTGGTTGAGAA